AAGATCTTTTTCAAGGGTATGAGTATGACGCATAAATTGCGTGATAGTGGACATTTTGCATCATTATATCTTGATGGAAAAGAATGTGGGTTTGCTATTCCGCTTAATGCTGCAAGTAAATTGAAGTTATGTAGTCATTACTTTTCTGAGATAAAACAGATTGTGTTTGATGAATATCAGCCTGAAGACTGCGTTTACTGTTCGAATGAGATAACAAAATATAGATCTATTCATCAAACTATTGCTCGTGGTAATGGATCTGCTTCAAGATATGTTCCTGTCTATATGCTTTCGAATAGTGTAACAGCTTTGAATCCTTATTATTCCGCTTTTGGTATCTCAGGTAGATTGAATCCTGATACTCGTTTTATTCGTGGTCGCGGTTGGGTTATGGAGCAGACTTTTATAAAAGATTCTTATAATGCTTTAAGTAAATCAGCCTTTGAAAGATGTTTCATCGATGATGATTATATCGATATGGGTAATAAGGGAAAACATATATTAGATAATCCGGCTTTTATCATCAGCAGGCCTAAAAGCAGTAAATTCAGATATTATTGTACTTTGGTATATCAAAATAAAGTCTATTCAATCAAGTTCTATGATGATCTGGGGATAGTCTTCTGTGATGTTGGCGGTGATATCTCTTATAAATATAAGTTTGCAGTTGATGAAATATCACATGATGCAGATACAAGACTTTCTCTTGAATATAAGATCATCGAAAGACTTCGCGAATATTATACTAATGGTCAGTTTAGATTCTTGAGTATTGAAGCGAAAAATTGTATACTGAAGTTGCTGAGATTCCGTTAGGGCGGTCGGTACTTGTCAGATACGGATGTCAACCGGTGAAACGGTCCGTATGGTGAAAACAGTTTTGACGGCTGCAGTATCTGATCAAACTAATGGATATCAGCTTATCTTAAAGAAAGAAGGTTTTATTCGAATGAATGATCTTGTAAATATAATTTCTACTATTGGTTTTCCGATCTTCTCGTTTCTTTTGTGCGGTTATGCTCTCAAGTATGTCTATGATAAAGAACGAAAAAGTCTTGATGATGCAATAACAAAATTAGGTGATCTAACTTTAGCAGTAGAACATAATTCAGAAGCTATCAGGGATCTTGCAGATAAGATCGGAAAGGGTTCGGAAGATGCTTGATCTAAATAAATCTATTGAATGGATTAAGAATATCGCTGCTGATCCTAAACATGGTTATTCACAAATACATCGATATGGGCCTGATTATGATTGCAGTAGTTTAATAACAACTGCTCTTCGAATCGGTGGAGCTGATATACCTTATAATCTGACAACTTATAATATGAAAAATTATCTCGAAAAGATAGGATATAAATCTATCGGTATAAATGAGATAAGACAGCCGGGCGATATCTTTCTGTCTGTTAAGCATCATGTAGTTATGAGTGTTAGCAGACTTAATATTGTTCATGCTTCTATTGATGAAAATGGTACTATTATCGGTAGAAAACAAGGTGATCAGACAGGAAGGGAAATCTGTGAAAGATCTTTCTATACTCCTTCCTATGGTTGGGATTATCATTTCCGATATATCGGAGAAAATCAAGATAATAAAGAAAGTGATGGTATTGATATGGTTCTGAAGATTTTAAGTAAAGGAATGAAGAATATTCCGGAGATAAAAACATTACAGATCCTTCTGAAGGCTAAAGGCTATAAGGGTTCTAATAATAAAGTTCTTGATATCGATGGATCTTTCGGATCTAATACAGATTTTGCAGTCCGCAACTTCCAGAAGAAAAATTCCGATAATGGTGAAGCTTTAGAAGTCGATGGAATTGTTGGATTTCATACTTGGAATAGTCTCCTGAAGGGTTCTTAATATGCCTTCTTTAATAGCAGCAGTTAATTTAGCCGTTTCAATGGCTAATGATCCGACATATGGTTATGATCAGGATAATAGATACGGTCCTGATTATGATTGCTCTTCGTTTGTCTGCTATTGTTTAAGTCAAGCCGGATTTAATGTAGATCCTACAGATTGGACCGGTAATATGTATGCTGATCTGATTCAAGCCGGGTTCACTGATATTACTTCTCAGGGCTTTCAGAATTTTCTACCGGGTGATGTTCTTCTGAATGTACAGCATCATACTGCGATAATGGTATCAACAACTGATCTTGCGGAAGCGGTACATAATGAGCATTATGGTGATCCTAATTATGATTGGTATCATGGTGGTACTCCCGGAGATCAAACCGGTGATGAAATAAGAATCAGGTCTTATTATACTTATTCTTCAGGTTGGGATTACCTATTAAGATATCAACCTTCTTTAAGTTGGATATCCGGCAATAGATATCTATCTCAATCTGAGATGGAGAATAACGCTCAGATAATATATTATTATTTTATTTCTCGTGGTTGGACTATAAATGCGATCGCTGCTATGTGCGGTAATATGCAAGTTGAATCAACTATCAACCCGGGGCTTTGGGAAGGATTATCACCTTATAACGGTGGTTATGGTCTTGTGCAATGGACTCCATATACAAAATATTCTAATTGGGCCGGTAATGATTGGGATAGTGATCATGATCTTCAGTTAGATAGAATTCAGTATGAATTATTAAATGGTCTTCAATGGGATTCTGCTCGTGGTGATAATGAAACAGGTTCTAATACTTTCTATCAGACCTTTCAGGACTTCACGCAATCTACGCTAACACCTTCGATATTAGCTAATCAATGGTGCTATAAATATGAATATCCGGCAACAAGACCGCAGCCTATAAGGGGTACATATGCTGATCAATGGTATCAATTCTTCAGCGGTCTACCGCCTACACCACCCGGACCTTCACCTACAGCAGTTAAAAAGGATTTTCCTATATGGCTATTAAATAAAAAGTTCATAAAAGGTTTACAATAACTTAAATTTATTGTAATATTAAGCTAAATTCTATAGAAAGGATTGATAATAATAATATGGCTAAGAAATCTGCATCTGAATTGATATCATCATTTTCTAATATTGTTGGTGAAGATACAAATGAAGATATCATTGAATTTATGAAGGATATTGAAGATTCTATCGTTGTAGATCCTTATGAAGAAAAATATAATCAGCTTCTGAAGGATTATAGAGATCGATTCGAATCTGCTCAGAATGTTGAAGATTCTAATGAATCTTCTGAAACAGTACATGAAGAAGTACATGATGAGATCATTGATGCGACTATTGATGATCTTATGGAAGAATAAATAATATGAAAGGATAGGTAATAAATATGGCTTATATTCCAACCCAGAGAGTAAATGTTTCGAACAATATTGCCGTACTGAATGCTCTTCGTAATTCTGCAAGTCAGAATTATAAGGACTATGTAGCACCGGTAACAAATGCAGATGAAGTAAGAGAGATCGGAACAGTTATCATGTCCGATGTTCGTTTGCAGAATGAATTCTTGATCAACCTGATCAACAGGATCGGAAGAGTAAATATCACTTCAAAGATCTTCCAGAATCCTCTCAGGATGTTCAAGAAGGGTATCATGGAGTTCGGTGATACAGTTGAAGATATCTATGTAAATCTTCCCGAAGCACATGAGTATGATCCTGCTGCTGCTGAATCTCAGGTATTCGCAAGAGAGTTCCCGGATGTTCGAGCAGCTTTCTATACACTCAATTATGAGAAGTTCTACAAGCAGACGATTCAGAGAAGAGATATCGCAAGATGCTTCACTGCAACAGATGGCATCGCTTCCCTGATTGAAAAGATTCTCGGAGCTATGGATTCTGCGAATAGCCGTGATGAATTCGTTGTAACTAAGTATCTTCTTGCTCGTAGAATCCTTGATGGTCTTATGACTTTTAAGGCAGTTGCTATTGGAGCAAATGATACAGCTAAAGAGAAGGCAGACAAGCTTCTGACAGCTATCAGAACGAATTCTAATCAGATGGAGTTCTTGAATACAGATCGTAACCTTGCCGGAGTTGAAAATTTTGTATTGAAGGAAGATCAGTATATTCTTATTTCCGCTGCATCTGATGCTCTGATCGATGTTAATGCTCTTGCTTATGCATTCCATATGGACCGAGCAGAAATTATGGGTAGAATCGTTAGAATCGATGACTTTGGTAATATCGATGATACAGCTATCAATAATCTTCTCGGTGCCGGCCATGCATTGAGCGCAGCAGATAAGGCGTTGTTATCTGAGAATATCTTCGCAGTTATCGTAGATTCTGAATTCTTCCAGATCTTCGATGTTTATGATGATATTGTAGATGATATCAACAGTCCACAGGGCATCTATAAGAATGCGTTCCTGAATGTTGCCAGGATCTTCGCTGTATCTCCTTTTGCGAACAATACAGTTATTCACACAGGTACATCTTCTGTAACTTCGGTTGTTGTATCTCCTACATCTGCATCGGCTACACCTTTGACAGTTATGGCCGGTCAGTCCGTACAGCTTAATACAGTTGTTACAGCTACACTTGCAAGCAAGGCGGTTAATTATGTAGTTGATGAAACTGCATCTGATGTTGAACCTGAAATCACTTCAGGCGGTCTTGTAACTGTCCCGGTTGACGCGGTAAGCGGTAATAAGATTGTTATCAATGTCGTTTCAGTATTTGATCCTACAAAGTCAGATACAGTATATATTACAGTCGCTTAATGATCTTTGTCAGATCATATAGATTTTCTCCTTTCGGAAGGTCTGTCAGAAATGGCAGACCTTTTGATTTGTTTACAATTTGTTCACACTTTTATTATCGGATCAGGCGTATAATGAATATAGATAGATAAGAGATCTATCACGAAAGGAGATCAAGATAATGAACGCGATTAAATACAAAGGTTATATTATCGATTATATTGACTATCGAAAGGGCTATCGGATCTATGATCCTAAATATCCGGCTCAAACAGTAGCTTATGAAGACTATTTAGAAGATGCTTATCGTGGAATCGATGAACAAGGAATATATAACGATGAGAAAGGAGATCATCTAAATGGCTAATGTTAGAAAAGGTCAGGATATCCGGAAACTATCTACTTTTGTAGATCCTGAGATATTAAATGATATCAGATCTATAGAGAAAGATATCTCAGAAGCAGCAGATTATCTATCTGTAGGATGGAATACAGCTAATTATAAAAATTATGCTGCTGCTGTAAAAAGATACCTCGATTATATCGTTGCAGTCGAGAAGGCTTATGATATAATCATCATTGTAGACAGCGAAAAGAGATTCAACCTAAAGAATCTATACTATGTCTACACCTATCAGGTAAATCACGCAAAACGCGGATTTAATATTTAAGAAAGGAGATAACGATTATGAATGTTATCACAATTATCGGAAGATTCACAAAGGATCTGGAGCTGAAGAAGTCAGGAAAAGGGACTGCATATATTCAGAATGTTATTGCAGTTCAGCGCACAAAGGATATCGCGGATTTTATCCCGGTATTGATCACAGGTAAGTCAGCAGAATTCATTCTTGCTAATTCCGGCAAGGGTAAGAGGGTTTCTATCACAGGTACACTTCAGTCTAATACCTATGAGAAGGACGGTAAGAAGCAGACATCATATACGGTTATGGCTAATTCCGTTGAACCTATTGATTGGAATGAAAAGGAAAAGAAGACTGAAGAAGCTGAAGATGAATTGCCTTTTGAAGTATGATCTGATAAGATAACTATAGGTTGTCTTCCATGTGACGGCCCGGTGTTATATTAAGAAGTCCCCTTGCAAACTTGATAAACGCCGGGCCTTTATAATAGGAGAAATAATATGAAATGTAATAATTGTGGTAAAGTCTTTCAATATGGTACAAGACCAGATAATCTTCCTACCGGCTGCGGATTCGTTTTATGCGATGGTAGACGAGTAGATATCTGTACTGACTGCATCTTGAAAGTAGGTAACTCAGAAGCTTATTTGAATGATCTGAAGATCATGATTGACGAATTGCATCTTGATGATGTTGAAGATGATAATCAGACAGTAACAATCATCTTAAATGAAGATAATCAGGAAGGAGAATTTTGAAATGGATAACAGACAGAAATATAAGGAATTGAGAAGATCAGGAACATTGATTCTTTGGAATAAGGAATCAGACACAGTAACAACAGAAGTATTCTCACTTGATAATCATGCATACCGCGTAACTTTATATTGTGGTACTCCGTTTGTTATCAGCAGAGAATCGCTTGATAAGTATGTACCTTCTTTTGATCAGTGGTGATTATTATGTCTATTTTTGCTAAAAGATTATATATGTCTAAACGAGAGGAAGAATATAGGATGAATAAGATCAAAGAGGAAATCAATAATATAGGTATTGGCGGTATGCATCAGATTAAAGGATATGATCTTAATAAGATTCGGAAGAATTCTATCTATGGGAGTTTTGGCTGCAAAAGAATTCAGGATATGTACCCTGAAACGATAATCAAGAAAGAATATCTGTATAAGTATGAGAAAGGAGAATAATCATGAAGATCAAGAAACTACTTAAAGTATATAATTATAATGAATCCGGTAAAGTTATTATCGTAGATCTTATCAGATCATCATACAACTCAGAACATATACTATTTTCAGGTCATTGTCATGAGATCTATTGTTATTATCCGGATCTATTGAATCTGAAGATAGCTAACTTTTATTTTGAAGGTCAATTCCTGAAGATAATAGCTTATAACGAGAAGGAGCAGTAATAATGGCTAATAAGTATCAGAAACAGTTATATGATGCAAGATCCAATTACCGCAAGTGGCTGAAGAAGCTTGAATCACAGGGTTATATTATCAATGAAGAATTGAAGGAACTTCCTTCGATTCCTAAGAAGATAACACCGGGATCAGTAAGAAGAGTAAAAGCCTTAACTGAAAAACTGAAGCAGACTTCAGTCAGACTTGAATTTGACGAAAAGCATCCTGAAGGCAAATTGCGTAATTATGAGCAGTCAAGAAATGTATCACGCGCAAGAGCAAGGATCTATAAAAGATCTTTAGAGAAAGAAGAGCAACTAAGAAGGAAGCAGCAGAAAGAACAACAGTGGTATGAAGATACTGCATCTGAGCGTGAAACACCCGGATATTCTGATATCCCTGATTATGATGATCCTAATGCAATTCCTGAAGAACCTTTTGATATTTCTCAGGTTGATAGAGGACAAGAAATAGTTGATCCGATAGAAGTCAGATCTTATATCGATTTTGTCTTTGATAAGTTTGTTGATGATATCTTAAATATGCAAGAAGAATTAGAATCAAGAGGATTATCAAAGCAGAAGAAAGATGCTATGAATAATGCTGTAAGGGAGCTTGTACAATGGTCCGCAAGGACAAAACAAGCAGATACAGAAACTGCTTATAGATTCGCTAAAGCATTAGAGAAGTCAAAATATAATGGTACTTATATTACTGAAGCAGAATTGTATCATAAAGATACTGCAAGAGAATGGATAATGTCTATTGAAACTTATATCGATGGTGTTGAGATTCCGGATGTTGTAAAAGATTCCTTTGATGATATCTCAGATGCTAACGCGAATAGCGGTTATTCTGATTATTCTTCAGATGATGCTGATGCTGATGATACATTTAATTGGGATGATGGTACTGACGATCTATTTGATTTTTAATAGAAAAGGAGAAAATCTAATATGGCTAACCGGAAGACACATAAATACGCTTGCGACTTCGAAACGACAGTTTATAAAGGTCAGGAAAATACAGAAGTTTGGTCCGCTGCTATGACTGAGATATTCGGAGAAGATGAAGAATGTTTTCTATTCAATAATCTGGATTCTTTTATGTTATATATTTTTAAGAATCATACTAAAAATATGCAGATTTACTATTTCCATAACCTTAAATTTGATGGAGAATTCATAATCTATTGGTTAATGACGCATGGCTTTATCGGAGATTTTAGCACAAAGAAAACATCTGATATGAAGCCCGGTACATATAACTGCATTATCTCAGAGCAGAATCAATGGTATATGATAAATATTAAATATGGCAAGTCTGTATATCAGATCCGCGATTCTTTGAAGCTGCTGCCGTTTTCGCTTCGTGCTATCGGTAAATCGTTTAAGACTAAACATCAGAAGCTTGATATGAATTTTGGCGATAAAAGGCCCGGATATATTCCTACAGACGCAGAGAAAGAATATATCAAGAATGATGTATATGTCTTGCGCGAAGCATTGGAGATCATGTTTTCTAATGGTTATAACGGGCTAACTATATCATCATGTTGTATGCAGAATTTTAAGAAGGTGTTTCACGGATTTAAGAGATTCCAACATGACTTTCCTAACCTTGAAGAAGTTACTATAGATGCATCTTTCGGAGATATAAATGCAGATGCTTATATTCGTAGGTCCTACCGTGGCGGATGGTGTTATACGCGATTCGAGAATTATAATACAAAAGAAGGTAATAAGGGAGTAACCGCAGATGTTAATTCATTATATCCTTCTGTTATGCATTCTGCTTCAGGATCTTATTATCCAATAGGCAAACCACACTTCTGGAAAGGTAATACAATACCGGGTAGATTGATAGATGATAAGAAGAGAGATCTGAACGATTATTACTATTTTTTCATTCGTTTTGAATGTTCATTCGAATTGAGAAAAGATTATCTTCCTTTTGTTCAGATTAAGGATTCTTTATATTATCCATCTACAAAAATGCTGAAGTCTTCTCAGATATACGATAAGTACGGCACACCCCTTCAGATTTACGATTGGAGAACCGGAATCAAACAATCTAATAAAGTTATACTGACTATGACTTGCGTTGATTTTAGGCTATTTCTGGAGCATTACAAGGTATCTGATTTTACTATTCTCGATGGTGTTTGGTTTTATGCAGTACCGGGAATATTTGATGATTATATCGACTATTATATGAATATGAAGATAGAAGCATCAAAAGAGAATGATCCTGTAAAAAGACAGCTTGCAAAGCTATCATTGAATTCTTTATATGGCCGATTTGCTCAGAATTCAGATTCATCTTATAAGATACCTTATATTGATGATGAAACAGAATGTACTGAATTTTCGATCATTGATGAACATGAGAAAACACCCGGCTTTATTGCTATCGGATCTGCTATAACAAGTTGGGCACGCGACTTTACTATAAGAGCAGCTCAAAAGAATTATCATTCATTCAGGTACGCAGATACGGATTCTATTCATCTTGAATTAGAAGAAGGTGAAGAAGTTAAAGGGATCAAGATACATGATACAGATATGTGTTGTTGGAAGCTTGAAAGTCATTGGAATAAGGCCCGATTCGTAAGAGCAAAAACATATATAGAATATTCTTCAGATGAAGATGAATATACTATCAGATGCGCCGGTCTTCCACAACATTGTAAAAACCTTCTGGAAGCTTGTTTAAGAGCTGATAATGAAGAAGATAAGATAGCTTTCCTAAAGTCCGTAGGCGAGGATATAGACACATTCAGCAAGAAAGAAAAGGAATTTATAGAAGATAATTATTCTATAGAAGACTTCAAGAACGGAATGGTAATACCGGGAAAATTGATGCCGATTCATATTCCAGGAGGTGTTCTCTTGAAAAAAGTGAATTTTACGATAAAATAAAGATAGGCACAATTTTGTCACCTCCTAATAATAACTTTGCTGCAATAAACCCCTGATCTGATCAATCAGGGGTTTATTGTTTGTTCGGTAAACAGAAGTTGATTTGATAAATGCATCCTTATGTTAGCTTATAGAACCTGAATTTGTCAATAGTTCCAACAGCCTTTTGTGATTTTGATCCAACATCGGAGATAGAACCAAACAGAACGGAAGTAGCAGCATAAGTATTCGGATTGAATATCGTATCTGTAGACTGTCTGACAACATCACCATTAGAATCATATAATGTAATTGTCTGACGATCTGCATTATATTCAAGTTTATAATCCGATCCGGCTGAGATAGCACCGGTCCAATTGATATTACTTGTACTTCCATTTATCGTACAACCTAATATCTGGATTATATTCTGATCTTCAACAGTATCAGAATACTGAATCTTTACTGCACCGGCATGATTTGCAATACCGGACATAAACCACGCAGAACGGTTTGTACCGCTCGATGAAGACTGAGCCATATTATGGATATTAAATTCCATACCCCAACCTTTTGTATCTGCAAGTGCTGCTGTACCGGTCAAATTGATTGCAGTATCTAATACACCTTCACCGGATGTACGACTAACAGGATTAGCAATAGAATAAAGATCTGTTTCTGTATAACCGCCTGAACCTAAAGACAGATAGCAGAAGGGAATCTGAATGATTGCCCAATTCTTGACCGGTGAACCCGTATCAATATTATTCAAATAAACCGGAGCATACCATCTATAACCGCGCCCAAGATAATCAGGATACTGATCTCTGTTCGGTGTAAAGAAGCAATCTACTCGTTTTGTGAATGTATTGTTGTAGTCAATACCAAGCTTGAATACATCAGGTACATGAGTTTCATCATCCCAGCGGACTTTTACACCGGGAAAGTCATGAGCAATAGCCGGAAGATCTGCGGAATTCTTCCAACATAATACGAAAGTATCACCCGGAATAGCATTTACTGATGCACCTTCTGACATTGAGATATAGAAGCAACCATAAACCATATTAAGAGCTTGTACATATGATGCGGAAACCTGAAAATCCTGAGAAGCAATTTCCATATGGTTAGGATCCTGTTCGGTTGGAGCTGCACGCAAGAGAGTAGCAAGACCAAAGTCTACGGATCCATATTTAGGAGTATAACCGCCCTGGATTAAAGCATTGATCAGTTCTTCAACATCTTCAAGTTTTGCGTCAACATCACCTTCAATTTCATTCTTCAGATCATTAAGATCATCAGTTGTAGCGGGTGTTTTACTACCCCATCCGGCATAGCCTTCAAGTAAAGCTACACGCGTTTCAAGATCTGCAAGATGTGTTGTATGATTCTGAATATCGATAGAATGCTGATTTACAATCGGCGTTAAGTCTGCAAGACCGTTTATAGCCTGATCTGCTTTATTTTCTGCATCCTGAATGCGATCATCAAAACCATTTACAAGCTCTGTTAGGTTTGTAATATTTTCTGTATTCTGCGTAACACGATTATCAATCTCTTCAACAGCTTCAATAGTATCATTCAGAACCCCGGCAACTTTACACAAAGCTTCATAGAAGCTAAGTGAATAATCGTATACCAGTGGCAATATATGCTGACTATAGAAGAGACGGATTTTTGTTATTCGTTTCGGATCCAACATTTATTTATACCATCCTTTCAAAAAGATAATTATATTATATCAGAGTAAGTGTTAGTTTTGAACCAGCATCAAAATAACATGATACGGGTGTATTTGTTGCTGAAGACGCTGTAGAAGGTAAAGTTACAAACACGCGATAACCAAGCTCAAAAGGCGTTATAGAAGGTGTTAGAGTGGATATCTCTACATTATTAAGACAATACCCGGAAACACCACGGATTCTTAATTTACCGGATAAAGCATATGAATAACTTGAATCAATATGTAATAACTTGCCTATTCTCGGAATCGTAAAATAAACTTGCGTTGAAGATCCTGTTAAATACCCCGATAAAGGTATTTCAGATATATTGATATTAAAGCTATCACCTGAATTCAGATCATAATCTAAATATAAATCAGATTCTAAATTATAAATATATCCACCATATGTATCGATCAATTGACACATTCTTGCGACTAACTCATTTGAATTAGAAAAACCATCCCACGGATAGCCGACTAACGGTACATTACTTGTATATCTGACATATGGTAGATCTTCCAAAGTCAAAGAATTTAATCTATTATCAAGATCTGATATATCACCCTGAATATCTGTAACATTACCTTGAATAGAAGTAATATTTCCTTCTATAGTTGTTATATCACCCTGAATAGTTGTGATACTGCCATTGATATTAGTAATATCACCCTGAATAGCCGTTATATCATCTAACATATCAGAAATATCTTCATTGATAGTTAATATATCACCCCGAACATCATTACAACAATCCTCAAGATTATCAATATCATTACCCAGATTAGCTATATTATGTTCTGCTGTATCTAATCTCTGATAGATATTCTGACCTTCCAAAACGGTTACACGCGTATCAAGATCTGCAACAGATGAATTGATATTATTGATATCAGTTCTGATATCTGCAATAACATCATATGTAGGTAATTCGGAGATAGTATTATTTATCTCTTCTATTTCTGTATTTATATGCTCATTATATACAGCCTGATCAGCAGATTTAGATTCTAAAGCAGCGATCTTATCATCATATACACCGGTCTTATCTTCAATATCACCTACTTCATCTACTAAGTTATTTACAACTTTAACAAGCTTCTGGACCACTTCAGAAAGTGACATTGAATAGTCATAAACTATCGGTAATATGTGCTGCTGATAAAAGATCTTCAGTCTGTTTAACTTTTTCATATCATCACCATATCAACATGAATAGATCATTCAATTCGTCACAGATCATAGAATCAATTCTTAATAGCGTTGATCTGTAAGCATTGATCAGTTCAGAATAACTCTTTCCGGCTGTCTTACCTTTTGTGATCTTCAGATAGTCTCTTGTACCTGAATCATTAGAAGTAGATTCACCACTTGATTCAGATGCAGTATCGCGATTCAAAGCCCCGGATCCCACAACATTGATATCACGGCTTGTAGAACCGCTATTAGAATCAGAAGATGTATCAATAGTTTCATCTGAAGCAGTTGAATTATTGATAGATGCATTCGTCAAGTAAGTATCATTTTCAAGATTCTGAATAGATCCCTGCGGCGTATCAGAATACTTATTTTTTGTAATATCTTCAGAAGTCCTGTTTGATGTGCTCTGACCGCTTCGCGAAGCTTCATTAGAAGAATCTTCATCTGTTACAGTCTGCGAAGATGTAATATCATTCTGAGATCCTGAAGAAGTATTAGAATTAGATGAATCGTTATGTGCAGTTGTATCTTCATCTAATGTTTCTTTCAGATCAACATCTATTAACGGATCATATTCCATAGCAGCAGAACTGAAAAGCCCTACATAATATGGCATGATCTGATTCATTCTATCTTCTAATCGCAGTTTCCAAAGTCCATAAGTCTCTTCTCCAATTTCCATAGTATAGAAATGACGAAGGATATTTTCTTCAGTTCTCTGTTTCTGATCTTCAGAATAATAAGGATAATCAAAGTTGAATATTTTCGGCCTTGCTGCTGCTATAACTTCAGATATGGAATTATAATCAACAGATTCACTTTTTCCGGCTTGTTCCTCACAGATATATCTTAATTCAGTTGTATATTTACTCATTGAATTCACCTACCATATCATTAGTATCTTCTCTTTCGTTGATATCGATATCGGAAACATCAATATCATTGAAAGCAACTTTAATATCAAGATCATACTTCTTATTGATCTTATCTATTGCCATCTGTCTACAGTTCAAATATCTATGTCTGTTTGCCAAAACACCGCCTAAAGCGCGGTTTACTTCATCAGTAACCATTCTTTCACGCTTCTGATAGTTTACATTCGAGATGCCCAAATAAGTCAGATATTCATTCAGTATCTTGACTTTCAGATCATAAAGGGCCGGAGCATTGAACGGCGCGTCAGTTCTCAATACAGTCAAAGAATCCGGATTAAAATTCTTATCTGCATATAGTACAGGCATATTTCCGGCATATTGCATATAAGCATTTTTCAAAGTGAGTTTTTGCGTCTGTTCGCATCTTAACAATAAAGGCGTCTTCTGAGCAGCCACATTGATATCAATAGTTCGATCAAGATTATAAAGATGTTTTGCATAATCAGATACACGGATTATAGACGGTTCAGAAAGTGGAGTATTTCTTATTTCTACAAAGTTAGTGATACCATCTACATGATAATTATTATCACCATTACCATGCACGCTAACCTTTACAGGATGACCATATTTATCACGAACACCGCTATTACCGGAGCAAGGAAGAGCAACAAATTTATTAGTATATTCATCCTGAAAGAAGATAACTTTACCATCCTGGAATAAGAATCTTTCGAGGTCCAGAACATCTATTTCTTCAGGTAGATTCTCATACTCAAATCTACAGATAGCTATCTCTATAAACTGGATCAGATAATTCAGAAAAGAGATATTATTATCTTCCATTCCTTCTTTATATTCATAGTTTCCAAAAGGTATGAATATATCACCCACAGAATTCTTGAATTTATCTAAAGCCTTTTTAATACCCATAAAACAAACTCCTTTATGTCAGTATACCATTAGTGACTTCGAAATTACACATATTAGTATTATTTACCCAGAACCAAATACCATTATTAAAGATATCAACTATCTTTCTTTCAATATCCTTCGGAATCGAAGACTGTATATTACAATCAACAGTCTTGATATATGTAAATTCTGATCTTCTTTTAAGCTGAATCGGCATAATTCGCTTCTGAGAATAACCATACATAGTAAAGTAATTATCTATTTCAACAGTTCGATCATAAGTAGGCACAACCGCATAAGATGTAAAACCTATCTTCTTATTCTGCTGAGCAAGTCCCACAGATTGAACACCTGAAGCCGTTGGCGGTCTTTGTCTCATATCTTCAGCAGATGCAACTATAGAATCAATATTATTCATTGCATTTTGTGTCTGCATCAAGCTATTTTCGACAGCAGATAATGCAGATCCGGAAGAACCAAGACCACCGCTTAGAAGTCCCAAAGTAGCATTAAAACCGCTCATTACTTGCTGAGAGATATAATTTCTCTTATTGATATCAAAGTTATTCTCTATTGTATTTCTATTCTGAGCTAACCAAACGGCATAAGCATCATTCGAATAAGATACAGACGGATAAGGCGCTGTATCTATCGCATAAGATGAATCATATTTATTCGAAACCGAACCTTCACCATAGTTAAGCGGAACACCTCGCACTTTTGCTTCCGCTGTAGTAGTACCCAATAATCTTAAAATCCTATTATCAGTTGAGAACCATTCATAACGATAATCAACCGCTGAACCGTTATTATTAGATACAATCATCTGTAAGAACGGATAAGAGAATAATTTATTATTCTTTGGTGTATATCCGTTAATCGTTGAAGGCTTCTGAGCAAGATCCATTTCAATGATATTAGTATCAGATCTGACACCGGTCACATACATACAAACAGGATTCTGAGAATGCCCGGAAGCATCAAAATATACCTGATAATTGATAAAGATCATAGGATAAATCCACATATCAATTATATAATCAGTAAAACCATTACCATAAATGAAATTATAAACCTTCTTGAAGTAATCAGTTTTAGAATCAACCCCGGTTATATCTTCAGGATTCTCTATAAGAGGAACACAGAACAAGCCGACAGAATCAAGAATAACACCATCACGATAGAAGATCTTATTCAAATTATAATTACTTGCTTGTTCACCCGGATAAGGAAAACCACCTGTAGAAGTTACATTACCTTTTGCAAGATCCATCGTAGCCGAGATCAGAACACAATAACGAGCCTGAACACCTTGCACCGGATGATCTGTATCTGAGATAGTAACTAATGGATAATTTTCAAGTTCTGTCATTGTACTAAAATCAGGCTGCATTTCACCTGGTGATAATGATTCATCCGTAAATAGATCAACGCCGGCATCAGTATCAGAAGTGCAGCGATCCATGAAAGAAGGTAACAGATTGATATCGAATAACCATGTTTGAAGATCATCTATCTTATAATAGATATCACAACATTCATTATTGACATATCGGATATCTGTGATAAATGCATAGAAATTCTTATCTAAGAACGCTTCATTATTGAAAAGCATATACGAGCAGTTATATAAAGATCCATATGAAGCACCAACACGGATTCTATCTATACCTTGTGTACCACGCTGAAAACTGAAATCAGTGAATGTAATGCCTGAAGCAGATTCATAGAAATTCTTCTGATCTGCAAGCGATGCAAAATACAAAGTATGTTTATTATCAGAAGTATTGTGAATATTCCTTAATAACCTAACACGCGTTGAAGGCTGTATATATGACATATGATCATCACTCCGTTATAGATGTTACAGTGATCTGAATTGATTCACCTTTTGCAAGTGCATTGATATTAGCAACAGTAACCGCAGATGTA